AAAGCCTGTCTATCCGATGTTCAATGCTGAAACCCACATTGCAACTGAAGAAATCCCAATTGCTGATGGCATACCGCTGTATATTGGCATCGACTTTGGCCTGACACCGGCTGCTGTGTTTGGTCAGAAGGTGCGCGGCAGGTGGCTAATTCAATCTGAGATTGTGGCAATTGACATGGGCATTGTGCGTTTTGCTGAGATGCTGCGCCAAGAGATTGCTACTCGTTTTGGCAATCTTGATGTGCATATCTTTGGTGATCCTGCGGGTGACTTTCGTGCGCAGACTGATGAAAGCACACCGTTCCAGATTTTGCGTGGCGCTGGTTTACGCGCACAGCCTACACACAGTAACTCGGTAGATTTGCGTCTTGAGTCTGTATCTAGCAATCTGAATAAGATGGTAGATGGCAGACCAGCGTTCTTAATTGATCGTCGCTGTCCTACGCTCATTAAGGGTTTTGAGGGTGGCTACAGCTACAAGCGTTTGCAGGTATCTGGTGAAAGGTTTGATGACAAGCCAGAGAAAAACATGTATTCGCACATACATGACGCTTTGCAGTATTTGATGCTGGGGGCTGGCGAGGGGCGTCAGCTTATCTCAGGGCAAAAGCCATTAAGGGCTTTTCAAGCTAAGAAAGAATATGATGTCTTTGCTCGAAAGCCTAAGCAGCAGAAACGCAGCGGCTTGTGGGCAAGGATGTAAGGTGATACAGGTAATTACAGGAGGCTGATATGTGTATTGGCGGATTTGGCAAAAGCACAACTATTGTTCAAGCGGTAGATCCTGCGGCTGAAGAAAGAGTTGCAGAAGAAAAAAGGAAAGCTACTGAAGAGCGTAAGGTGCGCAAGCAAGAATCTCTAGCTCAAGCTGTTGAAGCAACAACTCGTGGTGTTGGGCGTCGTTCTTTGATAACTGGCCCCGGTGGCGGTATGGGTTATTTTAATAGGTACAAAACATGATTGTTACCACTGACGCAGAGCAAGCTACATACAGCAATGATAAGATTGCTGGCATGTATATGAAGAAGTACGAAAAGGCAAAGGCTCTGCGTGAGAACTTTGTTGATCTCTTTGAAGAGTGTTATGAGTACGCTTTGCCTCAAAGAGAGTCGTTTTATTATGAAGCGGTAGGCCAGCGTCGTGATGACAAGATCTTTGATGAGACGGCTGTCGTTGGTGTGCAAGAGTTTGCATCACGCTTGCAACAGGGTCTGGTGCCAAACTTTGCGCGATGGGCGGATTTTCGTGCGGGGTCTGAGGTTCCAAATGAAGCGCGTGAAGGCGTGGATAACGAGCTTGATGAAGTAACCGAGTATGTATTTGAAGTAATTCAGAATAGTAACTTTGGTCAGGAAGTGCATGAGTCCTTCCTTGATCTGGCTGTTGGCACTGGTGTGCTGTCTGTATCTGAGGGTGATGCAATCAATCCGATTGTATTTTCTGCGGTTCCATTGCCGCATGTAGTTCTGGATACTGGCCCAGATGATCGCATTGATCATGTATATCGTGAGCGTCAGGTACGCGCTTCTGATGTGCCGCTTATGTACAAGAACGCTCAGATTGGCAGTAAGCTACAAACTAAAATTAAGATGGCACCCGATGACAAGATTAAAATTCTTGAGGTTGTGTGCAAAGATTATTCAGTAAAGAATGATGAAGCGTATTTGTTCTTCGCTATTGATTGCACAAACAAAGAAGTAGTCAGAGAGGAGAAGTATCGTGGTGTGGGGTCAAATCCTTTTATATGCTTCCGCTGGTCGAAATGCAGTGGCGAGGTCTATGGGCGAGGCCCACTCATCAATGCGCTTAGCGCCATTAAGACTACGAATCTTACTATTGAGCTTATACTTGAGAACGCGCAAATGGCTATCTCAGGTATCTACCAGATGGAAGACGACGGAGTAGTTAACCCTGACACTATTAGTCTTGTTCCGGGTACGGTCATCCCGAAAGCTGCTGGTTCTCGTGGCTTGGAACCAATCCGCGCTGCTGGTTCGTTTGACGTAGCTAATCTTGTGCTGTCTGATATGAGGCTTAACATCAAGAGAGCCTTGTACAATGACATGCTGGGTAATCCTGATCGAACCCCTGCTAGTGCAACAGAGGTGGCCGAGCGAATGGCTGATCTCTCCCGCCGTATTGGTTCTGCATTTGGTAGGTTACAAGCTGAGTTGGTACAGCCTGTGCTACAGCGTGTAGTCTATATCTTGAAGAAACAAGGACGTATTGAACTGCCGACCATTAATGGCAGGGAAGTAAAAGTTCGCTCTGTATCGCCGCTTGCACAGGCACAAGCAAACCAAGACATTACATCTGTGGCACGTTGGCTTGAGTTGGTTCAAGCAACCTTTGGCCCACAAGTAGTACAGATTCTGATCGACTCAGAAGAAACAGCAGCATACTTGGGCAAGAAGTTCGGTGTGCCAGATTCATTGATCCGCGACCTTGAGGAACGCAGACAGCTTGTAGCCTTGGCACAACAGTATGCACAAACTCAACAGGGAGCGATGGGTGGCGCAGAACAACTACCTCAGTCTTGATGGCTATCAACGCAGTCGTCCTGATGACGAGAAGATAAGCATCAACATAGCCGCCTTGTTCAAAGATGAACTGGGCAAAGATGTGTTGAAGTATTTACGTTCAATTACAATTGAAGCAGTTAATGGCGCAGCAGTTTCTGATGCGGAGCTACGCCATATGGAGGGGCAGCGGTATATCGTTGGCCTTATAGAGTCGCGCATCCGGCATGGTCAAAAGGTGAAATCAAAT